AGTGCCGACATTCAAGTAACCGCTGACGGAACTATTGGATTTGCAACAGTTAAATCTACTGCTCATGGCGGTTCTGGATATCAAATTGGTGATGTTCTGGGTATCACAACCATTGGACAAAATAATCTTGGTTCTGGCGTCAGACTTTCGGTAACGTCTATTGGAAGCAGCAGCGAATTGATTCTTGATAATGTTCAGGGAGATTTCCTGACTGGTGTTGGTAATACTCTTCAGTTTATCAACAATTCTGGAGTTACCACTACTCTGAATTATGCTGGAATGGGTGTTGGTCCTTATCTCAGACCAACAGATGTCACTGTTGAAAATGATGGCCTGCATATTAAGGTCAATCACAAGAACCACGGAATGTATGATGATAGCAACACTGTTACTATTTCTGGAGTTGCCCCAGACACCAAACCAACCAAATTGACTGCTGCATATGCGGCAGACTCTACTGGTGCTCTGACTGTTGAAAGTGGTAGTCAGTTCTTCGCCTTTGAAAATGTTGGTGTTGGAACCACTAACGCTGGATACATCCAAATTGGAGACGAAATTATTGGATTTACGACTGCAACAGGTAGTTCCCTTGGAGGAACTATCACCAGAGGAACTGATCCTAAAGATTATCCAGTCGGAACTCCAGTTTATAAGTATGAACTTAATGGCGTATCTCTGAGAAGAATTAACAAGTCACACGAACTCTCAGATTCTACAGTTTCCGATTCTATTGATTATGATCACTATAATATTAAAATTGATATGTCATCTGATGGAACAGATAGAACTGCTGCTTCAGGACATCCAAAGCTCTTTGCTAATACAAAGAAATCAACTGGTGGCGAAACCATAAAGGCAACTCAAAATATGCCATATGAAATTCTGACTCCAATTGTTCAGACTGTTACTCCAGAGGGAACTAATGTAACAGCAACGGTTAGAACGGTTACTGGAAAGAGTCTGAGTGGAAATGAACTTCCATTCCTTGATAATGGATTTGAATCTATTGCCCTGAATAGACCAAATTATCTCACTTCTCCAAGAATTATTACTTCGGATGTAAACTCAACAAATCTGTTGACAGCACTTCCAGGCAATAAGGCATTTAATATGAGTGTTCAGATGTCAACAGTAGATACACGTTTGTCTCCTGTAATTGACACACAAAGAGTTAGTGCAATTCTGACTTCTAACAGAGTCAATAATATCATTCAGGACTTTGCAGTTGATGCTAGAGTCGCTGGTATTGAAGGAGATCCATCCGCATTCCAATATATCTCTAAAGAGATGACTCTTGAAAATGCGGCAACCTCTTTAAAAATTATTACTGGCGCACATCAGAATGCTTATACTGATATTAGAGCGTTCTATGCCATTGGTAATGACGGTGGATTTGATCCAATCTTTGTTCCTTTCCCAGGATATGATAACTTGAATGATAGAGGTCAGATTATCCGCCGTGAGGATTCAAGTGGAAGACCTGATAAATTTATTGAATTGGTTAAAGATGGAGAGGAGGATGCTTTCCAAGATTTCACCTTTACAAGAGATGATCTTCCCTCATTCAAGCACTTTAGAGTCAAACTTGTTCTGACATCTACAAGTCAAGCATATCCACCATCACTTAGAGACCTTAGAGTTATTGCCCTTGCATAATTATGAAAGAATACGTAAAAGTAAAGGATTCCCTGAGTTTAGTCAGGGATCCTAGTACTGGTGCAATCATCAATACCAGTAAGTCTGAATATGATGAATATATGAAAGCAAAAAAGAAAAACGCATCAAAATCAAAAAGAGTTGAGCAGCTTGAAACTGATGTAAATGATATCAAGAATGATTTGAATGAAATTAAGTCTCTTTTGCTAGACATGGCAAGAAAACAAGACTAAATATCAATATAAGGAGCAATGTGTAAATGGCACAACCATCTACTAGGCAGGAGTTGATAGACTACTGCAAAAGACAACTTGGATATCCTGTTCTTGAAATCAACGTTGCTGATGAGCAAATTGATGACTTGGTAGATGACGCCATTCAGTTTTTTCAAGAGAGACACTTTGATGGCGTATATGAAACATTTTACAAATATAAGATAACGCAGGCTGATATTGATAGAGGTAGAACTAGAGGTGGAAGTAATACTGCTGTAGGTATTGCAACTACTACCGCAGAAGTCACAATTGCTGGTGATAGTTCCGCTACTACATTTACATTTGAAGAAAACAGTAACTACTTACAAATTCCAAACAATGTAATTGGAGTTACTAAGTTGTTCCACTTTGACGGAACAAATACGGTCACTAACAATATGTTCAGTGTTAGATATCAGATGTTCTTGAATGATATCTACTACTGGGGTGCAACAGAAATGTTGACCTACGCGATGACCAAGACTTACTTGGAAGATATTAATTTCTTATTGACTACAGACAAAGCGATAAGATTTAATAAACGCCAAAACAGATTGTATATGGATCTGGATTGGGGAAGTGTTGGTGTTGATGATTATATCATCATTCAGTGTCATTCCACCTTAGATCCAAATGACTATTCTAGGGTCTACAATGATTCATTCCTCAAACCATATCTTACGGCCTTAATCAAGAGGCAGTGGGGAATGAATATGATGAAGTTTACTGGTGTTAAACTCCCAGGTGGAGTTGAACTGAATGGTAGACAGATGTATGACGATGCAGAAAAAGATCTAGAAAGAATTATGGAGAAAATGTCAAATACTTATGAACTTCCTCCATTTGATATGATAGGTTGATATTATGGCATTAAATCCATTTTTTCTTCAGGGTTCAAAAACTGAGCAAGGGTTAATACAAGATTTAATTAATGAACAACTCCGAATGTATGGAGTTGAGGTTCATTATATGCCAAGAAAATATATTAGTGAAAAAACCGTAATTAGAGAAGTTATTGAATCATCATTTGATGAATCTCACCCAATAGAGGCATATGTAGAAAATTATGAGGGATACGGGGATCAAACAACAATTTTATCAAAATTTGGCATTCAATCAACCCAAGAAATAACTCTCACAATATCAAAAGAAAGATTTGATGACTATATTTCACCTTTATTAAACTCTAGACCTAATATTAAACTCAGTAGTAGGCCAAAAGAGGGTGACTTGATTTATTTCCCTCTTGGAGATAGATTATTTGAAATCAAATTTGTAGAACACGAAAAACCTTTCTACCAATTACAAAAAGGTTATGTTTATACTCTGAAGTGTGAACTCTTCAGATACGAAAATGAAGTTATTGATACTGGTGTTGATGAAATAGACGATACCTTACAGGGCACACTTGGCGAGTCTGACGGAGAGCTCTTGGGTGGTGATGCGATGACAACCACGCTCAAACTTGTTGGTGTTGGAACCACTGCAACGGCATCTCTTGGTTATATTGTTGATGGTGGTATTAGACAGATTAGTGTCACAAATCGTGGCGGTGGATATACTTACAATCCAAGAGTTGCTATCTCTTCCTCTCCAGGGGTAACTGGTATTGCAACTGCTGAAAGAATTTCTGGCATTGTTGCATGTGAACTGAATGCAAATCCAGTCGCAGAGTCAATTCAAAAAGTCTTCCTCACAAATCCAGGTTCTGGATATACAGAAGCACCTTCTGTCAGATTTGTTGGAGATGGTGTGGGAGCAGCAGCAACTGCAACAATTGGTGATGGTGTTATTGGTATTGTCACTATAACTGGCGGTGGTTCTGGATATACCACAGCAACAGCACCGGCTGTCACTTTCAGTGGTTCTGCGACAGTATCTGCGGCTGCTACAGTCAGAGTCAGTTCTGCTGGAACAATCAGCCATCTTTACATCACTAATGCTGGTTTGGGATACACTGAGGCACCAACCATCACTATCGCGGCACCAAACCAAACTGGAGTTGGAACATTCCAGAAGAACGAAATTGTTAGAGGTTCTTCTTCGGGAACCACAGCAAGAGTTCTCAACTGGGTTGCCAATGGAGGCTCACTGGAAATCTACAGAGTAGACGGAGATTTTATTGTTGGAGAGCAAATTGTTGGAGCGGATTCTTCCGCAAGTTACAAACTTGCTTCTTCTTCCTTCCCAGAGACTGGATTCATGGCAAATGAAGAAATTGAGGGTGAAGCGGATAGTATCATTGATTTCACCGAGAGAAATCCATTCGGTATGCCCTGAACCCTAAATAATAGTTAAAACAAGAACCGAACCCAATGTTTGAGTATTTTTACAACGAAATTTTTAGAAGGACCATCATATCATTCGGTTCTCTGTTTAATAACATTCTCATCAAACAAGATGATTCATCTGGTAATGTAAACAACCAGTTTAAGGTCCCTCTTGCATATGGACCCACTCAAAAGTTTTTAGCAAGAATTACTCAGCAACCAGATCTTGCCAAGTCAACATCACTCTCATTACCGAGAATGTCATTTGAGTTTGTTGGACTCACTTATGACCCTTCAAGAAAAGTAACTCAAACTCAAAAGTTTAAAAAAGCACTTACATCTGACAAAACTTCCATACACACTGGTTATATGCCAGTTCCATATAATATGGAATTTGAACTGGCTATTATGACTAAGTTGAATGATGATATGCTCCAAATTGTTGAGCAGATTCTCCCATATTTTCAACCAGCATACACAATGTCTGTCAATTTGGTTGAGTCTATTGGAGAAAAAAGAGATATTCCTGTCACTCTTGAAAGCATCAACATGGATGATGACTATGAAGGTGACTTTACTACAAGAAGAGCTCTTGTTTACACAATGAGGTTTAGTGCTAAAACATATCTGTTCGGACCCGTTGCATCTGCCAGCAGCGATATCATCAAAAAGGTCTCTATCGGTTATGTTGCAGGATCTACTGGAACAGGAACTCCACAAAGAGATCTTACTTATGCAGTTGAGCCAAGAGCAATCAAGAACTACACAGGAACAGTTCTTACAACTCTTGATCAGGACATTGAACTTGGAGATGTTGTATTTAAAGTTGCAGATACATCTACAATTACAGAGAATACATACGTTGAACTGGATGGAGAAGAACTATATGTCCTTGATGTTCTTACTGATAGCATTAAGGTTAGAAGAGGTCAAGACAGCACAACTGCAACCAAACACGTTAAAGGAGAAGCAATTAAGTCGATTACAAATGCGGACGACTTACTCATCCAAGATGGAGATGATTTTGGTTTCAGTGTAAGCTATTGATAGAGAAATGAAAATGACTAAAAATTTTGATGAACTCAATGAAACTTTTGATGTTGCAGGAGACATCGTATCTGCAGAACCAGTAAAGGATACGCCAAAACCCATTCCAACTTCAGCATCTTCTACAGATGATATCAAGAAAGATTACGAATACACTAGAGGTAATCTATACTCTATTATTGAAAAGGGACAAGAAGCAATCAATGGTATTCTTGAACTTGCTCAGGAGAGTGAGATGCCTAGAGCATATGAAGTTGCAGGTCAGTTAATTAAGAATGTTGCAGACGCAACTGATAAGTTGATGGAACTGCAGAAGAAACTCAAAGACGTTGAAGAAGAAACAGTAGCAAAAGGCCCAACAAATGTTACCAATGCATTGTTTGTCGGATCTACTGCCGAACTATCAAAGTTACTAAAACAAAATAAAGACCAGGAAGAAACTAAATAGTTAAAAGTAAAAAAGATTCATGTCAGTACCAGTAGTTAATTTAAAAATTGAAAAAGGAACTACTTTTGAGGCAACATTTAATGTAACAAATAGCGATGGTTCAGTTTTTGAATTGAATAATTATACTGCTACTGCCAAAGTAAAAAAATTTCCAGCAGCTTCTAGTTCAACATCATTTTCAACAACTATTACAGCATTAACTGGTGAAGTAAAAATATCAATGGCATCTTCAATAACATCAGAATTGAGTTCTGGAAGAAATTACTATGATGTGATTATTACTAAATCAACAGGAGCAATTACAAAAGCCTTTGAGGGCACAGTTATGGTAGTAGACACGGTATCAGCATGAACGTATCTCTAGTAAGTCAAAGCACATCATTTACTGTCAGATTAAAACCTGAGGATCAAAAGATAAAAGTTGCAACCATTCAGGGAGGTGTTCAAGTGCCAGCAGAATTTGGAGATTTAGCGGATTTTGATGAAACAGGTGTTAAAGATAAATCAATAATTATGTATAATTCTTCTACTGGAAAATATGAGGCAGTTAATGTCGATGAGGTGCTTTCTGCTGCTGCGACAGAAACAGAATCTCCTGGATTACCCGATGAATTTATTGATGCTCTTGACACAGATCTAACTAGAGATTCTAATATAGATATAGACGGTGGTACATTTTGAGTTGACTAAATAATATCAGCAAAATATTAAAAAAAATAAGATGGCAGCTCCTGTTCTTCAGTTTAAGAGGGGTCTTCTTGCTAATCTCCCTGCTTTAAGGGCTGGTGAACCTGGATTTACTACAGATAGTTATGATCTGTATGTTGGTCTTACCTCAGAAACATCTACAAACAAATTTCTAGGTTCTCACCGATACTGGACAAAAAACACCACAACTGCTGCAAGTGGTGTTAATTTAGTAGAGGGAACTGATAACGGAAATTCCTTCATTACTATCAAAGCACCTGATAGTCTTGCGGGTATTGTAACATATACAATGCCAGGGACTGATGGTACTAATAACCAGGTTCTTGCCACAAATGGTTCTGGAACTCTATCATTCATTGATGCAGTAGCTTCTTTAACAATTGGTGCTGATTCTGGTTCTGATGATACTCTTAGCCTTTTAACCGATACATTAACCTTTACTGGCGGTGAAGGTATTGACACCACAGTAACTGATAACACTATTACTATTGCAGCAGAAGACGCAACAGATTCTAACAAAGGTATTGCTTCTTTTGATAGCGATGACTTTGACGTTTCTTCTGGTGCGGTAACCCTTGGAGACAGTGCTAATGGTGCTGTTCTTTCAATTAGCGGAACAGAAGCAGAAATTGCTGTTTCTAGATCAAACGGAACCGTAACTGTCAGTCTTCCAGATAACGTTACTGTAGGCGCTGCACTGACAGTAACTGGTAAGTTGGATGTCAATGGAACCGATCACGACATTGTTGGTGCTATTGGACTGGATCACGTAACCGTATCTGGTATCACTACTGTTGCTGGTGCTATTGACGTTAACGGCGATGGTCACGATATCGTTGGAACCATTGCTCTGGATAATGTTAATACCTCTGGTATTACGACCACGACCAGAATTCACGGTTACAAAGCACTTGTAGGTTCTGCGAGTTCAACAACTGAAACTTTTGTTGTTACTGTTGCTACTAAGACTGCAAACCACAGATATAATGGTTCTGGTTCTTCCTCAGGTTACTTCATTGACGGAGTAGAAGCTCCTTTCTTAACACTTCTTCCTGGAAAAACTTATAAATTTGATCAGGCAGATAGTTCTAACAGTGGTCACCCAATCCTCTTCTATCTTGAGTCTGACAAAACCACTAACTATACAACTAACGTAACCACAACTGGTACTGCTGGTCAAGCGGGTGCAAATGTTCAGATTACTATCGGAGACGAGACTCCTGCAGTCCTCCATTATCAGTGTTCTGCTCATGCTTACATGGGTAACTCTTTGGCGGCTAATACTAACGTCGTTAATAGCAACCATGATGCTACCCTGAGAGGTAACTTAACTTTAGGAACCAGCACTGCAGTCAATGCTGTCCTCGATGAGGATAACATGGCTAGTGATAGTGCAACGTCACTGGCAACTCAACAGTCCATTAAGGCATATGTTGATTCTCAGGTAACTGCACAGGATCTGGACATTGCTGGTGGTACTGGAACTGGTGCTGTTGATCTCGATTCCCAGTCACTGACGATTGCTGGCACTGCTAACGAGATTGAAACTGTTGCATCAAACCAGACCGTTACGATTGGTCTTCCTAATGACGTTACTGTCTCCAACAACCTGACGGTTTCTGGTAACTTATATGTTAATGGTTCTACCACGCAGGTTAACACTGCTACGACGACCATTGAGGACCAACTGCTTGATTTGGGTATGGTTGATGGTTCTGTACCATCATCCGACCTGAACAAGGACATTGGTGTTCTGTTCAACTATTATACTTCTTCTGCTAAGAAGGCAGCAGTCTATTGGGATGACAGCACTTCAAGAATTGTTGTTTCTCAAGATGTATCTGAATCTTCTGGTGTTCTGACAAACAACACTGGTGGCGCACTGGAGGTTGCTTCTCTGTATGTCTCTGGTTGTACAGGGTCTACAGTTGAAGTCATTGGATGTAGTAATAGTGAGGTTGTCCTTACAAACGTCACAATCGACGGTGGCTCATTCTGATCAACACAACATACTCTAAATAGAGGGAGTTAATCTCCCTCTTTTTTTATGGATGAAAAAGATTATACAAATTTGATTTCAGTATATCAAAATAAATATTTTGATGCTATCAATCAAAATATTGCTTTAGAGGCAAGGGAATTAAAATACAGACAGACAATAGAAACACTCAACCAGAAAATTACATCTTTGGAAAAGAAAATCCCAAAGCCAAAGAGAGCAACTAAGGATACAGGAGAATTTGAATAAATGGCACTCGCACACTCTCCAATATTAGAATTTACAACATTGGTTTAAGTGATGCTCAAGTTAAACAAAATTTCAATGCACTTAGAGGGAGATTTGGATTATAAAATCCCATAAATAATAAAGACTCTTACATAAGAGTCATTAACGGTATATACCAATTATGAGGGATTGAATGGCAGATCCTAATATAAGAATAAAACGTTCAGCAGTACCTGGAAAAAGACCGACAGTAGAGCAACTGCCGTTAGGGGAACTTGGCCTGAACACGTATGATGCAGAGTTATTTGCTCGCAGAGAACGCACGGGAATTGGCACCGATATTGTAAGACTTGGTGCTGGATCAACAGTTACTAATATTCTTTATGTCACAGAAGACGGAGACAACTCCAATACAGGAAAAAAACTTGGAGACGCAAAAAGAACAATCGGAGCAGCACTTACAGAGGCAACAACAGGAACAGTTATTAAAGTTAGTGCTGGAACTTATCTAGAAGATAATCCTTTAGAAATACCAAGTCAAGTATCTATCGTTGGTGATAGTTTAAGAGAAGTTTCTGTTCAATGTCAGAATACTGGAGATCTTTTTCACGTATCAAATGGCAACTACATTGCCGAGATGTCATTTACAGGAACTGCAAATACGGGAGCAATGTTTGCTTTCAATCCTAGCAAACCAACATATACCAACCAATCACCATATATACAAAACTGCACTAATTTCATTCCAGATAGTATTGGATTGAAGATTGACGGATCTAAAATTATAGGTCCGTTAAAATCCATGGTCATTGATAGTTATACTCAATACAATCAAGGTGGAATAGGTGTTTCCATCACGAATGAGGGTTATGCACAACTAGTTTCATTGTTCACTATCTGCAATGAAACGGCAATTTTTTGTGGTTCTGGAGCTGCTTGCGATTTAACTAACTCAAACTCATCTTTTGGAAACTATGGTTTAGTCGCAGATGGAGTGGGTCCAAAAAAGTTCACGGGAATAGTTACATCGGCAGAAAGCGCAAATTCTGATACATTTACAATAGATTTAAATGCCTCAACATTTAATGTATTGAATGCTAATTTTGATAATACTACCGGATTGACAACAATCACTGTAGATGCTGATCATAATTTCAATATTGGCATGGGAGTTACTATTGCTGGACTTGCTTTTACCTGTGCAGGTGAAGCAGGAATAGCGACTTTCCCTTCAGGAAATAACGGATATATTTTTGAAGTATCTGGAATTACATCTGCAACCGCATTTGAGGCATATGTTGGTACGTCCACTTTACCTCATACATACCAATCTGGTGGGACAGTAGGAATTAATACTATTAGACCATTTGACGGTCAGGTGCTTTATTTTGAAGAACTCTATTATACTATCGGTGGAGTAACAGTCAGCTCTGGTGGAACAGGATATACTTCAGATGTTAATATTACTTTTGACGACCCATCAGAATCTTGGGGAATTCCTGCCACGGCTGTTGGTGAAGTTAAAAATGGAAGCGTCATAAATGTTGAAATGGTTTCAAACGGAAGGGGATATAGTTCAACTCCACCTACAGTTACTTTTGCTGCACCTGATGTTGGAATCAATACCGCAACAGGTACTGCACAAGTAGTTCCAACATATTATGTTATCCAAAGTTCAACACCAATAGTTTCTGGAATATGTACTGTTACTTTAACAGATAATGTCCCATTTGCTGTAGGTGTTGGATCAACAACTCCATTTTTCAAACAAAGTAGAGTTCTCGCTTCTGGGCATTCTTTAGAGTACATTGGTTCTGGTGTTACAATTGCAACTGCTTTACCTCAAGGAGGAGGAGTGCCAATACAAGATCAAGAAACTGATTCTCGTAATGGTGGGTTGGTAGTATTTACTTCTACGGACCAAGCAGGAAACTTTAGAATTGGTGATGGTGTTGTAATTAATCAACAATCGGGAACAATTTCTGGAACATTTTATTCTAAGAGTTTATTTTCAACAATGACACCATTTATTTTAGCTCTAGGAGGAGAATAAAAAATGGCACTAGCACTTAATGTATTCCAAACAGTCACTGCTGTTGTTAATACATCAGCAACGGTAGTTTACACAGCACCAGTTGGATATACTGGAGTTGTTCTTTTAGCTCAAGTTGCAAACATTGGGTCAAATCCAGAGGATGTAACACTTGTACATCGTAGAAGTGCAACTGATACTGAAATGCTAAAAAACTTTCCAATTTCAGCAAGTGATACAGCAAATCTTCTTGCCGGAAAATTAGTCCTTGAGGCCGGAGATAAATTAGTATTATCGGGTAGCAATGCTTCAAATTTGAAATTTATCGCAAGTATCTTAGAAACTCTTAACTAAAATGGCAAAATATCTAAGTCAAAAACAAGAATCTCTTAGCATTGGTATTGTTTCCTATACAGATAATGATACTTCACTTTCTGTTATTGGAAACGTTGGAATTGGAACTACCAATGCAACAACCGACTTAGATGTTCGTGGTGGTCTGAATGTTTCTGGTGTTTCTACATTCCAAGGAAATGTAAATCTTGGTGATAATGATAGATTGAGACTTGGTGATGGTAATGATTTACAGATTTATCATAATGGAACAGATAGTTCTATTGATGACCAGGGTAGTGGAAATCTTCAAGTAATTACTAACGGTGCTTCTGTAAAATTTTTAAAGTCTGGAGGAGAGAATCTTGCAAATTTCATCACAGATGGTGCAGTAGAACTCTACTATGACAACTCCAAGAAATTTGAAACCACTGGTGGTGGTGTCACAGTAACTGGAATTGTGACTGCTACTTCTTTTTCTGGTGATGCAGCAGGTCTTACAAACATTC